AACAACGGCGTCAAGGGGTCGGACGCCGGCACCAGCGTCAAGACGATGCTGATGCGTCTGATGGCACCGGCTGACGATGCCGTGGGTGCGTTGGATCAACTCGGGCTGTCTGTCGCCTCGTTCCGTGGCGCTGACGGCCAGATGAAGCCGATGGTGGAGATCATCGGCACGCTCGGACAGGCAATGGCTGGGCTTGACCAGACGGCGAAGGACGATCTGTTCCGCCGCATCTTTGGCGCAGATGCCATTCGTGCTGCCGCGATCCTTGCCGATGCTGGCGTGGAAGGCTTCCAAAGCATGCGTGATGCGATGGCGTCCGCTCTGCCGGTGGGCGAAAAGTACAAGATGCTCATGTCGGGCCTTGCTGGTTCGGCTGGCAACGTGCTGGCGGCGTTACAGCGAATGGCTATTGCCATTTCTGATGCCGTGGCACCGGCTCTCGCGGCAGTCGTGCCGTTCATCACTGGTTTCATTGACGGGCTGACGAAGCTGGCGACCGACAACAAAGAATCCATTGTCTTGTTCGCTCAAGTCGCCGCCGCCGCCGTTGGCATCGGTGCCGCCATGGTGACTGTCGGCTATGCGTTGCAGGCGTTGAGCGGCTCTATCGGTCTCGTCTTGAAGGGCTTCGGTCTCTTTTCTGCCCTTGCCAGCCCGGTGCTGCTGGTTGCGGCTGGCATCGGTGCGGCGGTCTTTGCTCTCTATAAGTTCAAAGACCAGATCGGTGCGGCCCTCGGCCCGGTGGCTCCGCTCGTCCAACAGGCGGCAGGAGCCATCGGCGAGGGTTTTGGTGCAGCAGTGGCCGACGGCATCGTCGTCCTGGGCGATCTCGCCACGACTGCAACCACGACGTTCAGCGGCGTCTACGAAGCCGTCGCTGCCGGCGACTTGTCTGGTGCGATGGACATCCTCTGGGCTGGTCTCGTCGCTGGCTGGTTGCGTGGCACTGAAGCGTTGATGTCGTACGTCGATCCGTGGGTGGCTGCGTTTCAGGACGTGTTCACCGACATCGGGTCAGGCATCTACATCGCGTGGGATTCCATCTACACGAACTCTAAGTCCATCTTGAACACGATGGGCGCGTACATCCTTGGGTTTTTCGACAACATCACCAACGGCGTGATGAACACTTTCGACACGCTTGTGCAGAACATTCAGATTGCATGGGCACGGGCGCAGGGTTTTGTTACGGGTGCGAAGGACACAGAACAACGCATTCAGGCAATCAAGGACAAGACGGCGTTGGACAAGGAAAAGCGGGAGCAGGAAAATCCCGGCATTGAGGGGCGGACGGCAAAGGCGGAACAGGAAAACAAAGACGCAGAACAGGATCGCAAGGACCGAGAGCAAGCAATCCGAGACGACGCACAAGCCACGAAGGACGCACGGCAGGCAGCGAACCAGCAACGAGCAGACGACCGTCGTGCGGCGACCCAGGCGGCAGAGGGCAGGCTGGCCGACGCCACGACCGGCGCAAGCGAAAAGCGGAAGGATGCCGCCTCCGCTGCTGAACTCCTGAACTCTCTTGCCTCTGCATCGTCGCTGGACGAGATCACGAACATCGGTGCGAGCATGGACGCACTGATCGAGCGTGGCAACGTAAGCGGCGAGATGGAGTCGAAGCTGCTTGACGCCTACTACGCAGCGTTCTCTCGTGTGAATGTCGCCTCTGCGTCAGCGTCGTCTTCCGAGAAGGCTGCGACCGCCGGTGCCGGTGCTGCCGGTTCTGACTCTGCGATGAGCAAGAGCGAAGTGGCTGGCACGTTCTCCAGCGTCAACCTTGGCGGCATGGGCTTCGGCTCGTCGCTGGCGGAACGACAGTTGAAGGCACTTGAGAGCATCGACAAGAACACCAAGAACGCTCCAGGCGAAGGACAGGTAGCAGCCTAATGCCACTCACTTGGATCGAAGACGGCGACTCACGGCAGGCGACGATTGTCCGCAAGGGCAAGAAGGCGACCTCCAGCTACACGAAGTCGTACAAGGTTTTCGGCACCGACGACGATACGGTGCTGCACGCCGAGATCAACGCCGAGATCACGGCGAACGGTGCGTACTGGCAGTATCCAGGCGTGCCGGGCATGCAGCTAACCGCCGAGCAGTACGGCGTCAGCTACCTCGGTGACAAGGCGTGGCAGGTCACGATCTCGTATGAGAAAGGCGGCGCTGAGGATGGCACGGAGCCGCTGAAGCGTGCTCGGTCGTTCGACACGACGGGCGGAACGCAACATCTGACGCAGGCGTATGCCGAGTCACGGTTCGGCGCAGGCGCACCAGACCAGAAGAAAGCCATTGGCGTCGATTCAAACGGCGTGAACGGCGTCGATGTGGTTGTGCCTCAGTTGCAGTGGCAGGAGTCGTACGACGTACCCAATGCGTACGTGACAAGCGCATGGATTCGTGGCGTCGCTGGCGTCACCGGCACGACGAACAACGCATCCTTTCGTGGTTTTGAGGCTGGAGAAGTGTTGTTTGTCGGGTGCTCTGGCTCGCAAGAATGGGACGATCAGAAGGGGCGCGGGCCGTGGTCGCTCTCGTTTCGGTTCGTGGCGTCCAAGAACGTCACTGGCGAAACGATTGGCGACATCACCGGAGTCGCCAAGAAAGGCCACGAATACCTATGGGTGCGGTACGAAGACGCCGTTGATTCAAGCACGCTGCTGAAGAAGCCCAAAGCCGTCTACGTCAATCAGGTGTATCGACCCGCAGACTTCTCCGCTCTCGGCATAGGGACGACGTAATGGCCCGCCCCGACGGACGCCTAGAGCCGGGCCAGCCGCTGCGTGGTGCGATCTCTGCCCGTGCGTGGAACCGGGCGCAAGACGCCGCCGACCTGGTGCTCGGCGCAAACCCCGGCACGGAAGGCGTCCCCGGCTCGCCGGTGCTGAAGCCGTACACGTGGGTCTACTGCAAGCCTAGCGTCACCGTGGCTCGCTGGGGCGTACTGGCGATCACTGGCATGGAGATCACGCCAACGTCGTCGTCAGGAGGTGCTACGGCGTCCTTCGAGGAAATGCCCGTACTGACGGGTGGCACGCCGTCTGCAACCACGACGGCGTGGTGCGTGACGGTCGAGCCGATTGAGTCAGGCAAGATCGGGCGCGTGGCTGTGGGTGGCGTGGTGCAGTGCAAGGTCGAGGTTGACAAAGCAGACGACAAGTTCGCTGCGTGCAAGGCGTCGGCGGCTGAACTTAAGACGGGCACGAGCGGCGAGGGGCTGATTTTGTGGAAGGAATCAGGCACCGGCACGGGCAAGTGGGCGCTGGTGCGGCTTGCTGCGGGCGGCGCTCAAGGCATCAAGCGTGGCACGTTCTCCGCGCCTTGGACAAAGGGCAGCACGAAGACCGTCAGCGACGCCGTGAACAGCGGAACGACCTATGACAACGTGCAGAACTACTTTGCCAGCCTGACGGGGAGCGAGTGGATCTTGATAGCGGCGGAGTGCGGCTAATGCTAGGTGGAAGCTGTAGCCCGTGCTGCTGCCCGCCACCGTTTATATTTCGGAGCGCAACGCTACGGCTTGACGTTGAAGTAGTTTCGCCAGGGACGCTTGTCTATGGTCCAACGGCATCGCCCGCAAGCCAGCTAACAGCTGGTCAGAAGTTGGCGTCGATCGCATACGGAAATCTCGTTGTTGACAGGCTGTCGGTTGCTTACCTCAACACGCAGACGGTGGCCCCGGCTTTTGCTCCGATTGGAGAGCACGAGTTTCGGCCTATTGATAGGTCCAGTGCTGAAAATCTGTCGTATGAGTTATCGGGCGTAGAGAGCGCGTGGAACTTATCCAGCGCAAGCAACGACGTGATTGACACAGCCAGGTCTGAGTATTTGTACTGGGCAAACCCTCTGTACAACCTTGGGTATTTCAACAGGACCAGCGGCATATATAGGCAGGATTTTTATTTTTCTGCGTTTGGCAAAATACTGGTTGAGATTACGCCGAATGGGGGCTCGTCGTTCTGCAAAACAAGCTCTAATTCGTGCTTCCAAATTCGACTGTTTATGTTTAGCAGTAGCACAATGACGCTCACAAATACAATTACCGACCCTGCGGCCCAGCCCATTGTGCTTGTGAATCCAACTGTCACGGCGACCGCTTCTGGCTTTGTGCAGCTGTCCACGGCAGGCTCGGATTCGGAGTCAACTTTTGCAAAGTGCGTAACGGCAAGCGAGCAGACTCTTTTCATCTCAAGCCAGCTTGGCTCCGGTCTTGAAAGTTACCCACTGACCGGGCAAACGCTTGTTGACCCGCCGGTATTTAAGCTGAGCGGATCACTGAGGCTGCGATACGACTCATGATACGGAGCGATTCTATGGCGATTGACCATAACTGCAGCAACATAGCTGCGACTGAATCCAGTGCCGCCACCAGCTTCCTCACCAAGGTCCGCAACTTCGCCAGCGCTGCCGTCTCGCACGTCGCCGCCGGGATGCCGATGGCGAGCGACGAGGAGATCATCCGGCGGCACGACATCTGCCTGACGTGCGAGCACCTCAAGGACAACGCCTGCAACCTGTGCGGATGCCCTGTGTCGAGGGCGGCTGGCTACGTCAGCAAGTTGTCGTGGGCCGACCAAGAGTGCCCGGCCGGCAAGTGGGGCAAGGCTCCATCCGCTTGACACGCCTGCCACGCTAGGTGGCATGGGACGCGCAAAGCCAAAGCCAGCCGAGGCGGTGATCTTGCCGCCTGACCTCGACGACGACGACGAGGAGCACGTCGGCGGCGGCATCCCTGACGATGACGGGTGGATACACCTGGAGGAAAAGGAGCCGCCGCGTGAAGACGAAAAGCCGAAGCGTCGCACTAGCCGACGCCGTAGCTGAGAGAGTGAAGCCAGCCAAGCCGGCGACGTGGATGGATCGCCTGAGCGATGACGACCGGGACGGCGTGCTGGAGATCCGCAGGCGGTTCCAGGCGGGCGGCTATGGCTCCGCATCATCGGCGTCCGTCGCACGAGCACTGAGAGAAGAGGCGGCTGCAAGCGGGTGGCAAATCATCTCAGAGAAGGAGCTATCTGAATGGCTGCGAAGAAAATAGCCGACAGGATCAAGGCGAAGTTGCCGCCGCCGAAGCCAGCCGCCGACGCAGAGCAGGTGACGCAGTCGCAGAACGGCGACACGCTTGAAGCACGCTCCACGAGCCGCCGCATTAAGACCGTCGAGGATCTGCTGAAGCACATCGAAGCCGACCTTGATCGTTTTGAAGTCGCTGCATCTGAAGCGACCAAGTGGGAATGTGGCGACGGCGAAGGCGGCTCTATTGAGTTGCACCGTGTGTTCGTCAGGCTCAAGCCAAAGGGCGGGCCGACGACTCGTGAAGTCGTGGCGGCGATGATTGACGCTGCGAAGAAGGACATTCGCCG